CTTATTTCCAAACTTTTCCTTTGCTTCTGGGATACTAAGATAATAAGTATGTGCCACGAAGCGTTGTTCGTCGTATGAGCTAGCGTCCATATCGACAATGACTTCCCAACATGGCAGAGCACGGATCGATACCTTTTCCAATAAGTCCGTGCTCTCGGTTGGGGAAAGCTTTAAAAAACTACAAGGGTATATCAACGCAAGACGACTGGCAATCTCCAACTGCTCACGCTTGTCAAACAAAAACCGATTGATAATAGCTTCTGCCATCTCTGGATTGGCACTGAGATTGGACGTATCTTTACCAACAACAACAGCAGGATTTCTACTAAACAATGAAGCAATGAAACCTTCTACGTAGCCAAAGCAATCCGCAGTCTCAATACGCACCATTGTGTCATCCATATACTCATTCTGCCAAAAACGATTTTCGTACACATCGCGATAACGCTTCAACTCAGATTTCATCTGATCATAGTAATGGTTGTGCTCATCCAATACCGTTCTAATCAAATGTACAATGTCTGCCTTAGTCCTCATCACGTTCTCCATCTAAGGTTTCTATGTATATACTATACCACCATTCATCCTTTTGATAACGTTTGCTGGCACTTAACACCACTATTTGACTATCATCATTGTACACTACGTCGTTCAAAGCATCACACACAGAACCAAAACAGTTCTGCAAATCTCGCTTGCGTTTGTCACCGAAGGTGACATCCAAATGTAATCTGACAGGCTTATCTGTTTTGACAACACCATGAGCTTTCATATTGCATAGTGCTGCTGTCGCTAAAGATTTTTCAAACTCTTTAATCGCCTTTGGCTTTACCAAACGACGACCGCAAATCATCATCCTATTCTTTTTACTCGGTATCTTACCAACAACATTTATACTAAACTTCATTACTGACCCAATCGCTTGATTGCATACCGATACTCTGGTAAGTACGACAAGCCTTCTAACACCACTGTGGTAAACAATCTACCTTGGTTCTTTGATAACGCTTCACACAACTCAATGTACGCTTGCAATCTAGGCAGTGTCTTACCACTTGTCCAGGCTTGTAAACGACCACTTGAGATACCACTTGACTGCTCAAACTCATGCCACGTCATATCTGTGTGTCTTATCTGTACCTTTAACCATGCCCCAAATCCATTTACCATTAGTATCTCCTATGTAAGTGCGGACTAACACCTGTTGTCTTTAACGATTTGTCAGCTTTACGACTGATTATCCAGTCTGGCAAATACGCAGTTTGTTTGATCTTCACACTGTTTAAACACCAGTATGCAAGTGCCATTGCCATAGCACTATCACAGTGTGTATCCATGTCATCACCAAAACGCAAGATGCCTTTCTCATCTACTGTAATACTTCTTAGTTCTGTTGCTGTAATGTTGTCAATCAAGTGTATACTTCCAGTCTGGATTCCTTTACGTAAGTTCTCAAATACCAATGGCTTACTCTTTGCCGTAGTTAAGAAGTCCTTGCCTGTATGCTGATCCTTCCACAACTTGTAAAAGCCTTGATGCATTAACTCCTGTATCGTTGCCAATCCATAGTTGTTACTCTCTACCAATACCAATGCATTGTTGTATGTAGCACTCATGTCGTATATGTAATCTGCCAATGCTATTGGACTTACTGTGTTCGATCTGTATATACACACTGGCTGCAATGTATTCCTACTTACACAAAAGACTACTGCATAATCTCTACCAACACCACCACTAACGTCTACTCCTATCGCATATGTCTCATCTGGTGTAGGCTCTGCTAATGTTGTCCACTCTGTAGGACTTACTTGTATTATTTCTACTAAGTCAAAGTCCTCTGCTGTAAAGTATGTGTTGCCACTAATACGATATGCTTCATCCAATGTCAGTGGATACTCTCGTACAAACTTCTCCCAGCCTAACTTACTTATCTTCTCTCTACGCCAGGCTAGTTGACCAAGTGTAAGCTCATACCTATTCTGTAAGTCTTTCTCTGTATCTGTAAGAACCATCGGTATGTCATCCATACTGTACTCAGCATGTTTGAACCAAGGAAAGAATAAATACTTCCAATGTGCTTCACCTATGTTGTACTTATGTATCTCCTTCCATAGTGCATCGTTGTAGTAGTTGGCTGTACTCTCAATGACTAGTTGTCCATCGTTCAATGCTGAGATTGCAGTCGCTTTAAGTTCTTCTGGATTCTCTGCAAACGCATACTCTGAAATGTGTAGCATGGAACATGTGTATGAACGTAGACCTCCTGCCTGTGTGGCTGCTGCTGCAACGATACGACCACCACCTTCGAATGCTAGTTCAGTAGTATTATCTACAGCCAATGGACGACGTAGACCACGAGGTAGATACTGATAGAACCTTTTGTGTATATGCAGTAGATGCTTAGATGATGCAATCTTGTACGACAGTATGACACATGTGAGAGGTGTGCTGGCAGTGTATGCTTTCCAGAACATGTATGCACATACGACTGTGGATGATCCAATCTGTCTAGGCTTGAGGATTAACGTATCGTCACCTTCTTGTAGACCATTGATGATTTCAATCTGTTCCGCATTTAATGACAGTGGAACGACTTTACCAGTCTTATCCACTATCATCAACCGCGAAATAAACTGAAAAGGATCACTGAATATACTAGCAAGTGAAGACATATTTACTCCAAATTACAACGTGGGCAAAAAATGGGGTACCCGAAGGTCATAGGCGCGGGCGCGTGTATATATAGCTTGGGGTTCCCATCGGTCATAGGTGGTGCTGTGATTGCAGCAAAGTGGGATGCTGGGAATGCAGCAAAGCGGATTGCTGATATTGCAACATGCTGTGATTGCAACATGGACATGCTGTCTTTGCAACATGCTGTGATTGCGTCATTCTGCATTTGCATCATTTGCTGGGATATTGGCAATTGCTGTCTTTGCGTCATTTTGCTGTGTTTGCAACATGGGGTTCCCGTCGGTCATAGGGGTGAACCATTGCTGTAACTCCAGCATTGCTGCATCGTCAGCATTACCCTGGGGGTTTACTATCTCCCTTGTATGAAGTAGGGTTACAATCTGGTTGAGGTTGTGACCTGTGAACGTCCTTTCCTGTTGTTCTTGATATGTTTCCTCATGTGATAGGGTTACATATGCCCAAAGAAGTGATGTTATATCCCTCTCCTTAATTGCTCTACTGATCTGAGTTTTTGCGGTGCATAGCCGTTTTGCCTTGCTTCCTTTCGGTCGTCCTTTCATGATACTTTCCTATTTTGCATATAATGAGATGCTTTTTATACATGTATTGTAACCCTTGAAATGTATTTTATAAGATGATGAATAGAACAAAATACACAAATTCAAATAGTGAATTACATTTTTTCAAAAAAAATATCACATGTAATTACATTGCTAAAATATCGTTGCTAGCGGAATAGTGTTGCTGTTGATAGTATTTATTTACAGCTATTTTTAGAAAATCTTTGTGTGAATAGTTGCATATTCAATTCGAATACGTAATACTAAGATTGTGGATGGAAAACAAAACATTCATAACTGACCAACAAAACAATCAACCAAATCAAAATAGGAATACTGCAATGAAACGCTATATTTTACCTACTGCATATACAGAGGTTCAAAGATATGTCACCCGTGACTATCAACCCACAAAGCTAACCTACAAAGAATTACTAGGAACCTCCAAGGGATACAGTGTACTACTAGGTAAATCTACAAAGTGGAGTCTTACAAACGGCATCCAAGAAGTCAAGGGGATGTATCTAGCACCTGACAAAGCTGTACAAGGTACAAACTTTTGTTGGAATAGTGGTGCATGTAGACTATCATGTATCCGCTTTACTGGACACCTTGGAATGAATATGCCTAGTCACGTAAAACATGACATGCATATCACAGAGCGTAGGACTCGAGCACTTATTGAACACACCGACCGCTTTCTATCTCAATTGATACGTGAGATGATAGCCGTCTCACATGATGACATGTTTATCAGACTCAACGGATCCAGCGATATTCGATGGGAATATATTCTAGACTTGCAAGCGTTACATGATGATTTTGGTTTGCGGTTCTATGACTATACAAAAATCCCTCTTAAGGCTAGGGCACCGATACCTAATGTTTATAGGCTATGTTATTCATACGATGAGCAATCTACAGCATCCAAACGGGCTAGTGAATATATTTCTGCAGGTTACCCCGTGTCGATATGTATGACCGAAGATGACTGTAAG